GCCGCACTGGCGATTGCACTTCAGCTAAAGTGTTCTCGCCGCAGCCCTATGGTTGCCAGTTACGGCGCTGTTGTCAACCCCCTTTAGCGTTTTCACGGTCCAGGATGTGTTTTCCTGCATTGGCGGCCCAGAGTTTCTTGCGCTCTCTCGGGTCCTTGATGTGCTTGTAGGCCGCATCTGCCTGCTTGATTCGCTCGGGCGTCATCGTGATCGTCCGTCGAACCTCGGTACCTCCGGCTCCGCCTGCTCCGCCGCCGCCGGCGACGTACTTTGAGCGCTGGCTGTTTGAAACTTGATTGGCGCTGCCAAGGCGGAACTCCCGCTCGGCTGCCTGGTAGGACTTCTCTGCCAATGCCTGGGCCTCATTGCGGTTCCTGGGCGGGTTGCGCCCCGCTCGCTGCATGTAGTCGCCCTGTGCCCATGTCCGAGCCCCCTCGTTGCGTAGGACGTGTCCGTAGCGCCCACGCAGGTAGGTCGTCTGTTCGTCCCGGGCTGGCCCGGATGGCTTTGGGGGCGACGACAGGTCTTTCTTGCGCTCCCGCATGTCCTGAGCGACATCCATCAGGTCTTCCTCGATGGCCTCGGCGCGGTCGATCATCTTGGTGCGCTCGTCGGGCGACAGCTTGGCGCCCATGATGTCGTACTTTTCAGCAATAAGGCGGCGCTCCTCCTTGAGAGATTTGCGTCTGGCGGTGAACTGGGCGATCTGCGGATCCTCGCTTGGATCCTTGGGCGTCACTGACGCCGCAGGGCGTTCAAGGACCTTCAGAAGTCGCTCGTTGCTCTGGCGTAGATATGCGGCCTCCCGTTCCGCTTCCTCCCGCTGCTGAGCAAACCCCTCGCCGCGTTGGCGCCGGCGCTCTTTGCGAGACGGGCGATCGGGCTCATCGTCATCGTCCTTTTCAGGCGGATCGACGGAGATCTCCATCTCCTCGGGCTCCTCATCACGGTCCGTTCGGCGCGATGGGGTATCCGGGGTTTCTTTCACGTCGTCCAGTGCCGCTTGGATTTTCTCGTCTACTTCAGGCATCACATGTCCTCCCACGAAGGAACCGCCGAGGGCGATTCGTAAATACCGTCTGCGTTCCTCGGCAGCCAGTTCACCTCCGGATCGTCCTCAAACCCTTCGCCGGGCTCGTAGATGTATCCTCGGAAATTTTCGCGGCTCACCCACTTGCGCACCATCTTACCGCTCACCAGTAGACGATGGGTGTCGTCCGAGTTCTGCGCATCTGGCGCCCGGCAGGACGTGAGAAGCAGCGGCTGGCCCATGTTGTAGTCCATCGGCATCCGGAACGGCGAAAGTCGCTGGATGTGGATGTAATGGCCGATGTTTGCCCCATTGGTGCGCAGTTGCTCCAGTGCCAGCGGGCCGGCTGAGATAACCAGGACCCGGGGCGCGGTCATTTGCATCTTGTCCTTGGCGAATGTCGGGATCAAGACGGTTGAATCACCGTGGTAGTGGTCCATCTTATTTTCCTCTTCGTTCCACTCGCCGCGGATACCAAGAGGCATCACATGCTTGACGAGGATCCGGTCGTACAGACAGCAGACCCGGAAAGCTTCCTTCGGAAGTCCCCATTGCTTCGCCCGCTCAAGTAGCAGTCGGGGGAACAGATCCTCATTGTGAGGAAGCTCGTATTCTTTCCACAGATCTTCTTTGTCCATCGTTGCTCCTACGCACTGCGCCCGACATAGTGTCGGACGCGTTGTGTCAGTCTTTCTTCTTGTTTTGCGGGTAAACCTTACCCGTACCGCCGTGAATACGCACGTCTCGCTCCAGTTGCAGTAGCTTCGCTGCCATCGCGGCCATCTCGGGATCCGTCGAACTCAGTGCCGCCTGGCAGATACCGATCATCACGGCATCCCGATTGTCCTCGTATCCGATGCGCACCCGCTCAGTATTGGGGTGTGACAGCCACTCGTGGGCCAGTTCATCTTTGCCGGCTTCGTCGTTCATGCTTGCTCCATGTCATTTGTAACTCAGGCTTCACTGTCCTGCTATGGGGGGCGGCTTTGGCCCGGGGATCGCCCGTTCTTCACCCTGGGGCGGTGGTGCGCCCTCTGGGGCGCCTTCAGGTGGTGGCGCCGGTGGTGGAACGTACCCAAGGGGGGTTTGGGGCAACGGGGCCTTGGGGCCAAGATACTCCAGCATGTCTTTGTTGCCACGGGCCTCCAGCGCTTTTCTGGCGGCGGCTTGAAGGTAAGACAGGTTGCCTTGCAACGGCTCAATGATCTGCGGAAGCTCCATTAGCTCTTGTGCCTCCTGGATGCGCTGGTGCTGGGATGAGAAGCGCATGTCTGCTCGGACCTGAACCTTGTAATTGCGCTGGTACATCCGCTTGCCGACCTGGATGTCCCGCCCACCGGCCGCGTCGCCCGCGATGGAAACGACCTCGTCCTCTTCGAGGAAAAGGGCATTTAGGCGACCGTTGTTCATGACGACTTGTTCAAAGCCCTCTGCGAACTTCTTGCCGGATACCGACAGTTGCTTCAGCGACTGCTCGACGCGCGAGGCGAACCCGCGGTAAGTCTCGCCGGACTTGCCGGGCTCACCGGACAGCGCCGCGGTGGCGCCGAATGCCGTCTGAGACCAGTCGTACATCATCTTCACGATGTCGGCCATCTGGGGGTTGGCCTGGCCTGGGCGGATGTCCGTGATGGCCTTACCAACCATCTCCGGGCTGATGCCGGTCAGCTTGTTGATAACGCCTGGGCCGATCTCGAAGTCACCGGCCTCAAAGTCGACGATGTCCGCGGTGACATAGGTTCCGGTGTTGGCTAAGGTGGCCTGGTCGATAAACTGGTTGAAGGTGTTGTTGGCGACGCGGTTCATGTCCGCGTACATCTGGCCGGGCGACAGACCCATCGTCCCGAGGGTGTTCTCCATGCAGATCGCATGAGCGTAGGAATTCATGGGGACACGGCGGACCGGCTCCGGCTCCATGGGCATTTCACCCAATTCGTCCATGTGGGCCTGCATCCACCCGGGCATCTGTGGCTCCGCGGGCTGCGATGGCGGTGGGAGCATCTCCTTGGCCAGAGCTGACTTGATGGCAGTCTCCTCCATGGCGCCCACATCCTCCTGCTCGATGCGCCCCTGAACCTGCTCCTCCATGGCGCGGGTCTGCTCGTACTCGGCCATGGCCTGCGGGTATTCCTCCGCAGTTTTCTGGTATGCCATCATGATGTTGGCGTAACCCTCGATGTCCTGACTCTGGCGCTCCCAGCGGATCCGGTCCTGCCAGTCCTCTTCGGTGCGAATGTACAGTCGGCAGACTTCCTTGGTCCCCTCGTGTACCACCGCTCGGATTGGCAGGGTTTCCCCATCATTGAACTCGAAGTCGCCGTCGTAGCGCAGGAACACGAAATCGCCGTTCATGCTCTTCATGTCGGGTGCGGCGATCCCTTCGACCTCGGCCACCGACGAACGAAGTTTGGCCTCTGGCTCGTCGTCGAAGGACGATGGCCCGCTGTCGAGTACATTCTCCACGGCCTCGGCTGACCATATCCCTTTCATCCGCAGGATTTTGGCTCGGCGGTATCTCAGGACGCGCACCTTGTAGGGCACATCCGAGTAATCCGGCATCGTGGAAACGTGCGTGTAAGGTGTGAAAAAATCGTCGCACGAAAGGGTTTCGTGGCGGTTCTGACCCAGGTCCTCGTCACGAAACGAATCCACCGTAAAGTCACCCACGTTGTAAAAAAGGTGTATTGCACGTTGCATCTGGCGGCGAAAGTCCCTGATCTGGGATGTCAGTTGCCAGTTGGTGTGTGTGGTGCAGATCGCCGCTTCGGACGCGGCTGTCTCGCCAGCGCCGACGGGCAAATAGGACACCAGGTCGTCGCCGGATAGAAAAATCTCGGCGTAGGTGCGTGTCTCCAGACGCGACACGCCTTCGAGCATGATGGGCACGTGGGCGTTGGAGCAGTCCTCAAAAGGAGCCGTCTTCGGCGGAAGGAATCCCGAATAAAGCATGTAGTTATCGGCGATCTTCTGGCGGTATTCCTCGGAGCCATCGTAGGCGTCCTTGAAGTCCGACGAGACGTGTGTGGCAATTTCACTGAGCATCTTCTTGCCGCGCTCGGTGGCCTGGAACTCGTCAACGAGGTTCTGGGACTCCATGTCGAAAACGAAGTCTTCGCCACCGGTCTCGCTGATTTCTTCCTCGTCGCCTTCTGGAATTACTTCATCGGCCATACTCAATGCTTTCCTTGTTCACCGGGGCGCCATGTGTCAAGTCGGCGTGGCGAGAACAGCCGCAAGGGCTTTTCGTCTATTCATAATCATCAGTACCTGGCACCGTAGCCTAGCTTACCCCAGTTCTTTTTCTTCTTACTGGACTGATCGTCGTCGTCATCCATAGCGCGAGACTTGCGGATCTCAATTCGCCGCCTGAGTCCCTCTCCGTCCACCGTGCGATATGCACAGCCGTAGGCGAGTGCGTCATAGTGGTGATCGAAGTCGCATTTCTTCGGTGAATTGCGCTTATCGTCGTCTGGGCTTTCGACGTCCGAAGGGATCATGGGGATGGTCTTGATGCACCTGTCCGTCGAACCGCGGAAAAACACAAGCCCCGGACGATGGAGGCCGCCACCGTGGGAATCCAACCGGCGAAGGACCCGCTCGGCGTTGAGGCGACGCGACTTCTTGTCTGCCCGAACCCACATCACGCCCTTTTTCGCCATCAGCTCGTAGTGGGAGTCAGCCGAGGATGTCTCGCCCCAAAGGTTCGTGTCGGCGGGTCCGAGTAGTTTGGAACGATTCTTCTTCTTGTCCCACCAGCCATAGGATTGCTCGATGGATCGGATATCCAGTGCCACCTGATCGCCGTCTTTGAATCGGAAGGTGTATTCGCGAACCACGATCAGGTTTCCGTCTGGATCCACTGCAATCCACAATACACACCCGAATGTCTTGTACCCCCAGTCCAGGCACCGGAAGACGGGCCACTCGCCGGGTATTTTAAACGGGTCGACGACGTGCATGTCCGGCCGCCAGTGCTCGGCGAAGTAGGCATCAGGATCCAGGTACCAGTTGCCGTAAAGCTGAGCCTGCTTAATGGGCTCTGGCATTCCCATCAATTTGCGGCGGTACTGCTCGCGGAAGACCGGATCGGGGTTGTCGTCAATGGTCGCCGGGATGAAAATTCGGGTGGCGTAGCTGCCGTCATCCAATTGCTTGCGAATGACTTTCTTGCCGCCGACCGCTGGCTCCACAAAATAGTCCCTCACCCACCCCGCGGTGGGGTTGGTAGCGCAGCGGACTTTGACCATCTTGCGCAGCACTGGATCGGTGGCCCGACCGCGAGACGACACCTCGAAATACTGCTTTTCGGTGAACTGGCTCAACTCGTCAAAGAACATGTGCACAAATGAGTCGGTCCTGTAGTTCTCCCAGTCGTCCGGATCCTTGCAGTGTCCGAAGACGAACCGAAGCCCGCTTGAAAACGTGAAGGTGGTGTCCTTTTCGCGGAATCTTACCTTCGGGTCGATGGCCTGAAAGACTGGACGTGCTCGGCGAATAGATGTCTCCAGCCCCTTCGAACGACGCCGTATATGGAGGCACTGATCGTCGACCAGATCGCCCCAGTTTATGATATTCCGATTGCACAGTTCATGCGCCACCACCACCACCGGAATGGCGTCGTGCAGACCAAAAAGAGATTTTCCGGGGCCGGCTGCGCCGGCGACCAGTGCCTCGTCGAAACGTAAGCGGTGGCACTTTTTGCCCCATGGCGATGGAGTGTAGTGCCCGGGTATTTCAACGAAGTCTATCTTGTGCAGATCTTCAGTTGGAACGCCTGATAGGTCTACCGGCAATCAGATCCCCATCTCACCCGTTGAAACGCCATTTCACGCCTGACCGCATGCGCACAACTCAACCATCAAAGCGAGGGATGCAATTTTTTCACTCCGAACAAACGTCCATGATGCAGTAGTGCCGTCTGTGACGGTCCCCGCCGTGGCGTCGAAGTCTGATGAAAACGTGATGTCGACGTCGGCCCCGGATGAATTTGAGACGATCAAATGGAAGAGCCTGCCCTCACGAACCGTATTTTGAACCACCTCGCTGTAAACAGAGACAGCCAAGTCCACGGTGGGGGCCAGGAAAATGATCCCACGGCGGCCGATATCCCACTCAAATGTCCCCGCCGGGGCCTCAAAGTAGGTCGTTCCCTCCATAGCCAGGGCGCGGAACTTGTCCAGGATGGGCTTGACCTCACGGGTCAGCCACGTCACCAGACCGCCCAGGGTGTTGGGCACCGATGACGAAAGTCCCCTGTCGACCGGCTTGGTCACTTGTCCTTGAGCACTTTCATGATGGCCGCGTGCAGTTGGCACCGCAGGTCACCCGGCTCCAGGCCCAACGCAGCTGGACCTTCGTGGAAGTAGGCGATCTGCTTTTCCTCCTGGAGCATCGTGAACTCCTTGTTACCGATCGAGTAGTTGCCCATCGCCTTGGATAGATACTGGACCGCGGCATAGGAAACTTTAGCCTTGCCGGCCAACGGAATCTTGGGGGCTGCATCGCGCACCTTCCACGCCCCCTTGAATGGGCGGACCTGGGCGGTGCCTGGGCGATTGAGCCGCACGAGCACCCCGGGCTCAGGGGCATCGACCAAGATGTCATGGTCATTCGGGTCGACCAGCCATCCCAGATCGCCTGTGCGGTTGTGGGAAACCCAGCACTTCATCGCAGAATCTCTTTGCGAATAACGTAACGGCCCTTACCATTTTCTTCGCCCCACTGGCGCTTGGCAACCTTCCGGGCGGTGGTCAGCGGCTCACGCCAGCGGACGCCACCACCGTTCTTCTCCCATCCAGCCCTTTGCCCATCGACCACCATTTTAGCGGCGTATCGATTCAACATCCTCGCGGTTCGACCGTTCATAGCTTGCTCCTAATCGTCGTCTGGTTCGTCGATGACATCGTACCCAACGTCAATCGTCGGATCGGACTCTTTGTCCTGCATGAAAACATTGATGTGCAGGGTATTGCCAACCCCTTGGTTCGCCAAGATCATCTTTTCGAAGCCAACCTTCATATTCATGGTGTACCCGAGATAGGCCGGCTCGGAGCCCTTGGTCTTCTTCAGATCCCTGATCACCCGCAAGGAACGAACTGCTTTGTTCCTCGAACCGTACCTCAGGATATCCTCGTCGGAAGGTAAATTCGGATCTACGTCGTCGTCGTAATCCGGGACATCATGCACCAGGGAAAGCGTCTGGTTGCACTTGTCCAGCTCCTCTTGCTGGATTCTCTTGAGCCTCTCTATGCTCTTTTCCTGGCGGATGCTTAACGCCTTGCTCATCACTTGACCATACCACGGCCCCAACGCACTATCTGAGCAGGAGCAAGCATTGAAAATCATCGACATCGGACACGACGAACACGAATCCCCAGTCTTCTACTTCCGGGTATCAGCCCAGGAAGCTCAGGATGCAGGGCTGGTACCGGACGCATACGGCCACGGACTGGAGGTCGGCCAGCAGGTCTCCCTCGGTGACAGGGCCGGGGTGGAGCTCGGGATGCAGCGCCTCATCCAGGTGCGCAACGAAATCAACACCATCCTGGATCTCAAATGAAGTTCATCCCCAGCTTCATCATTCAGGGCAAAACCGGCGGCGCCCTGGTGCACCCCATCAAATGCTGCGACACGGAGGAGGAAGCCACCGCGGTCGCCGGATCCTCCATAGGCCAACTCGGCACGATTCCGCCAGAAGTCCTCGGCATCCTGGAAACCCTGGGTATCAGAAATTTCGGTGTCATCGTCCAGAAGGTCCATTCCGATGACACGTCGCGTATCATCAGACCCGTAATGTAACGGGGTAGACCTGACGCGTCGCGGTACAATTCGCGCTAGACGGACGGGTCACTTACCGGACCCCTTCCCGGATTTGGACAGATAACCTAGAGCTGTCGGGCAGTTAACTACGGGCTTTTAGGGCTGGCTTGCCTTCAGACGCATATCGCGCGTCTCCTTCGGCTCGTCTGCCCCTGTAACCTTCGCCACTTACGCTGTTGGAAGATAGTGCACCGATTCCCCCGAGCCCATCCAGCGGCAGGTCGTCGTCAACGACCCCTATCGCCCCTGGCGTCTCGATGGCCTGCGAACACCCTGCGTCAACACAATGGACAAAGGGACCAACCAGTGGCAATGAGCGCAAAAAGTTTGCTCTACAGTATGGAATGCTGTATTTTGCCATTGGTTGTTCAAACCAGAGGCTACTCGCCTCCAAGACCCCCAGTCAAGCAATTGCTGGGGGTTTTGTTTTTTTCAAATGAGCCATGCGGTGTGATGACGCAGGACAGCCGACACTCTGTCGGACGCAGTGCGTTTAGTTTTTGAATTTACGGATTGTTCGGGAGAGGGTGATCCCCCGACACAGGCCGTCCCCTTCCCCCGGGGGTGGGGGGGGTAGACGAATAGGCGGCGAAAAGTGGCCATACGTGGCCATACATCCAAGTACCCGTAATCATTGGGGATTTCGGCAGTGACCATACGTTGCCATACATCTCTATGCGCGGTTAAACCGGCCCCCTGGATTTCTATCGCAGAGCCCCCCCCCTGGATTGAGCCCTATGTGGCCATACGTTCCGCCACGGTCACTCAGAGGCGATGTGGCGCATCACCAGGCGCACCTCAGCGGTACTGAGCTTTCTCGACTGGCGTTTGCTCGTGCGTGTGTCAGAGTAGTGCAGCGGTGGGGGCGTTAGATCGATCCCCAGGAGACGGCAGATACGTAGGATCTCCCTCAGCCCCTTACGGCCCATCCGCCCTACCGCTGTAGGGCTAAATTCGACGTTTCCGCGCGGTTTTCGCATCCACCTATGATGCACCACATCCGCCATACGTCCACCCTCGTGGCCATACGTTGTTCAGTGCTCACACTGAACACAATGTAAAACGACACTAAAACGACAACATAATAGTGGACACGCTACGTGGGGGCGGGGTATCTTTGGGACATGGACACGACGACAACAAAAACAACTCTGGCCGCCCACGCTGCGACGATGGCGGCTATCGCTCGGGCTGCTACGGCTCGTGCAGCTCAGTACGCGGCTGCGGCTGATGAGGCTGCCCAGGCCGTGGCGTCGCGGGCTACTGCGGCTCTGGTAGCTCAGGCCGATGCTGCGGCCGATGCTGCGGCTGCGGATGCTCTGGTAGCTCAGGCCGATGCTGCCGATGCTGCGGCTGCGGTGGCTGATGAGGCTGTCCAGCGTGTGACGGTGCGGGCTAATGCGGCGTCGCGGGCTAATGCAGTTGCTACTGCGGCGGCTGCTGACGATGCGGCAATCGGTGCTGTGGCAGTAACTGCTCAGGCTCATGTAGCTACGGCTGCGGCGTATGCGACTGCTGTAGCAGATGCAGCTGCCGCGTATGCGGATGCGGCGGCTGCGGTGGCTGAGGTGCAGACTGCTGAGTATGCGACTGCGTCTCAGGCAGATCATTATGCGGCATTGGCCGCTCATTATGCATCGGCCGCAGGCTCAGCCGCTCATTATGCATCGGCTGTGGCGGTAGCTGCCCTGGCGGTGGCGTCATGAATGCTGTAGCAGATGCAATGACGATGGACATCTTCGATGCCGACGGCGAGACGACCGAGCGCGGCGAGCGCATCCTGGAGAGGGCAGAGGCCATCACCGGCGGAGAGCGCGGCGACGGCGAGACGGCAGAGCGCTATGTCGTCGTCGTCGACTACGGTCGCATCGGTCAGCTCTATCTGACCCCTGCGTGGGTCACCACCGCCGCCGGCAATGTGGACGCCATGAAAATTACCGGCCGCCTGGATCGGCGCAACGGTCACCACCAGACGGAATTGCGTGCGGCGCTACTCGCCGGCGGACTGGAGATTCGTTGAGCTCCGACGATAAAAGCACACTAAATTAGTTGACGTGCGCTTTCGCTAGTGATACGTTCAATCTACACCCCGACCAAAGGACACAAATGGAAAACTCAAACATACTGACCGGCCACGACGCTCTCGAATACGCTGCGGCGCACAATCTGCAACTCAACAAATACACCGATCCCACCGAGGACGCCCGCGAGGGGCTCTCACTGGCTGAGGCTGAGGCGGTGGCGCACGAGGATGCGTCCCTGATCTGGCTCGATGTCTCCGTGCGGGTCGATGCACTGGCTGCGGTGGCGGTGTCGGTATGACCCTCACAGTCACAACACCGCTGGACCGGCTGGACCGGCACATCGCCGATGGCGATAACAGTGTGGTTCCGGCGCTGGTGGAGTACTGGGCCGGGGTGCCTGACCGCATGCCGCTCATCCGTCCACTGTTCAGGGCTGTGATGGCTATGGCGGTGTCGACATGAGCGTCATAAACGTCACGCCCGACGAGAGCGCATTTATCAGCCAGGTGGCCGCATCGGAACTGGTCTCGATGCTTAAGGCGCTACCGCGCGATGCGGTGGACACCTTCCTCGAGAAGTTTGGCGTCAAGCGCATCCGCGATATACGAGCACATGACGCTGAAAATGCGTTTGCGGCCATCCGAGGATTGGGGAAAGGATCACCAGAGAATCCGCGCCGAGATGTACGCATCGGGATCACCGTGAACGATGTTGCAAGCGAGCTGCGCGCAAGAATTGACGTCACAAATACATTGCCGGAACAGCAGCTGGCACTTCAGCAGTTCCTGGATTGGCTCCTTGGGGGGGCGCAATGAATAATCCATCCGATGAAAAGAATCCCCATTGCGTGATACGTTAAATCTACACCAACCAAAGGCAATTACGATGACCCAACCCAGCACACTAGGCGTGTCGTACCGATTTGCGCGCCTGCCATGCCCCGAATGCGGGGCCACGGTGGAAAATGAAATCGTCGATGAGACTGACAGCAATGACCTGGCGCCGTTTTGCTCGCAGGCGTGCGAGACATTGGGAG